GTCTGTTTGGTAATAGTCTAGTAACTCTGAGGAGTGTACTAATAATTCTCTTTCATCGATTTGTTCTGCTAGGTTACTGTAAAAATCTGTTTTTGTTTCTGTGGTCTCTTCTGCTTCACCTATGAGAACATTGCCATCGTCAGTTTCCTCTACTTGTAGGTCGTCAGGAGGAGCACCTTCGGCAAAGGGTATTACATTTTTATCTTCAGCCATATAATGGTTTCCTATCTATAATTTCTTGGTCTTCATCCTCCCAGTCTTCAGAGTGAGTCAAGAACCAAGACTTGCGTAGCCTGAGCCATGCTTGTGTACATGTATCTACTATATCGTCATTTTCTCCTGTTGGAAAGGAAGAACATATTTCAATCAGATCTTTTGCCCACTTCTTTTTTGCAGGATACCAGATTCTGCCATCTTCTAAAAGTGCGGATGCTGCATGGGCACGTGCTTCTTTGTCTCGGTCTGGCATGTAGGGTAACACAGGTACACCACTCATGCGGAGGTCTTGTATTAGTGATTGGCCACTAGCTTTCTTTTCAATCAGTACAACGTCTGGCTCATAGTCGTCATATGCTTCTTGTGCTTCTCTGCGGAGGTCAGGATAGCTTACTCTATCATACCAACAGTCAAGGGCTATAGCATTCCAACAACCTTCATATTTAAAAACACCCCAAGTAGTTCTGGCAGAGTAACTTGACTTTTCTTTTGTTGAGTAGGCAGTGTCCCATGATTGTATTACATGCTCTACAGGAGGTAGGTGGTTAGGGTCTTCCCACTCTCGCCACCATACTTGTTTTAATATTGAGCCACCTTTGGGTGATGGTCGTTGTTGCAATTGACCAGAAGCAGCATACATGCCTAGTGATTGCTCAAGCTTGTCTAGTGTGGACTCGTCTATCCTGTTTGGCCAAAGTAGTTCTCCCTCCTTAGTGCGTGGGTCTTTGAAGCCTATGGTAGAGGTGGATGGGTATGGGTGGTTTGCTTCATGTCTGGCTGGTAAGCATAAGTGGTCCCAGTCATAGTCGTTGCTAAGTATATGACCAGTTAGGTCATTGTCATGTACTCGTTGCATGATGATAATGAATGCACCTGTCTTGGGGTCATTGAGTCTGGTCTGCATGGCTTGGTCCCACCAATCAAGAACACCTTCTCGTACTGTTGTAGATTCTGCTTCTCTGACATTGTGTGGGTCATCTATAACTATAATGTCACCACCTTCACCAGTCAATGCTCCATCAACTGACGTAGCTATGCGCATCCCTGTCTTGTTGTTCTCAAACCTTTGCTTTTGGTTCTGGTCAGTAGTTAAGTCAAACACATCGCCAAACAACTGCTGATACCAATCACTGTCGATTAGCCTTCTGCATTTTACAGAATCTCTTATTGATAAAGAGTTGGCATAACTAGCAAACAAGAATCTTTTGTTAGGTTTTGTTGTCCAGCACCAAGCTGGTAGTGCCACCGATGCTGTAATTGACTTCATGTGTCTTGGTGGGATGTTAATAATTAATCGCCTAATGTCGCCTTGTACTACTGCTTGTAGGTGCTCACATATAGCATCAATGTGCCAGTTGTCATGAAACTGTCTTGATGGTTCAATCGTGTTCCACGAGTTTTTGATAAACTCCTTCAGACTCCTCTTGCTCTTCTCTGCCTTCACTTGATTCAATGACAGAGTGCTCAAGAACTCGTTCAATGGTGTTGAGGTCATCGTTTGATATCCTTGTTATGTCAATTACTTTCTTTTGCTCAACTGTTGAATTAACTTCTACAGCTTTTAAATCAGGAACACATTTACCTAACAGAGTTTTTGCTGCCATGACTCTTAGTTCTGGGTCAGCTGATACTTTGCCTACATGTTCTACTTTTCCTTCACCATCCTGCTTGTATACAGGAAATATTTCCTTGCCAGACATAACAGCACCAAGAAAGCCTGCAGGATCTGCTTGTCCCATAATCCAGTTTATTAATGCTTGATGATTCCACTTATATCTTTTCTTCCTAAAAACTTTTTCTGTGCCTAATGGTTCTACAGATTTAAACGATCCATTAAATTTATTGCGTGGTCCATTTTTAATTGGTCTTTGCACTTGAATCTTTGGTTCTGGTGGCTTTGGTGGTCGTCCTCTCTTTTTTTTATTTTCTGTATTTTCTTCCGACACTTTATCCTCGCATAAATGTTGCAATTCCTAATTAAAATAAAAAATAACTTATGAAAATCAACACTTTTAATTTATATGTGCAGAATTATTTGATTAATAACTTAATTAACACTTTATTTTTATTTATTGAAGTAAGATAATTATTTCTAGCCGAAGTATTTTTTAAAACCATTAATAACAATTGTTATGATAATTTGGGGATAAATTACTATATGTTGTGTTTAGTTTATTGCTTCGGCTTAAAATATTATGGCAAATAAAATTACAAAAAGAAAAAGAAAAGATCCTAAAGTTGGTACAGGTAAAAAGCCTAAAGGATCTTCAAGAAGATTATATACAGATGAGAATCCTAAAGATACTGTAAGGATAAAATTTGCTACTCCATCTGATGCCAGAGAAACTGTAAAGAAAGTTAAAAAGATTTCTAAACCATATGCAAGAAAGATCCAAATCTTAACTGTAATGGAGCAAAGAGCAAAAGTTATGGGTAAAAATGAAGTAGTTAAAATTGCAAAAAAAGCCAAGCAAACCTTACGCAATAAAAATAAAAGTAAAACACTGGCCAAAAAAAAGACTAAATCTTAATTCAAAAGTATATTTAGTAGTAGATAGGTAATTAATTTTTTCCTTTATTTATTAGTTACCTATCTAAATTATACTTCTCAAAAAAAAGGGCTACTTGATTGGAGTAGGATTTAGAGAGAGTAGCCCTTTGAATTATTATGAAAATAATTACTAGAAGTTATAGTCGTAAAACTTATGTGGTTCAAATGATAATACAAATCTGTTGTTATACTTATCATACCAGTATCCATCTTTTCTTCTACGGATTCTTTTTCTCGCACCATTAGGATTAGATTCTATAAACCATTGTTGGTCTCTCTGATTAACACAATGACCAGCAAACCCTCCAGCTACCCATTTAAGTTTAACAGAATCATCTTTAGTAGCAGTCATCTCTTTAACCTCAATAGTCTTTTCACTAACTATCATAGTAACCTCCCAAGGGTTAACATCAGTCCAACCCATATGGTTAGCATACTTATAATGAACAGGAGACTTTCTATGCTCTAAAGTTTTTAGAACAAAATGAACTAAATCACTTAAATCCCAGACATCACTCAAGCAAACGTCCATAGGCTCCTCACCATATTTCTCTACATGGTCTACTATATTTCTAGAGTGAACGTAAACTTTTCTTTCATCATCATTATAAAACCTACAACGACCAGTTTCAAAATGCTTTCTGATTTGATTGAATTCATCCTTGAAGTGTTCCCATTTAGTAGGCTCATTACCAGTGTACTTTTTTCTATGTTCAAAAGTTCTTCTAAAAGTTTCTATTGGTTCGCCTTTATAGTTGTATTGTATTTGCATAATTTATTCCTTTCTCAGTTATAACTATGTTATACGCCATCTGTTCAAAAAAGTAAAGCCCTAAAGTTACCAAAGTATTAAAAAAGTTACCAACAGATTCTTACTCTGGTTACCCAGATATAATCCTTACTAACTAAGGCTTACAGAGATTAAGTTACCGCAGTTACCAAGTTACCCCAGATCCTAGGAAAAAAATATTTTACTTTAAATTATTTTCTATATATAGTATAACAGTATTACTGAGAAAGGAAACTAATGGCAACAGTCTACTTAGTACAACGACCACGAGAGAATAAATTTGGATGGACTCCGGATTTAACAGATGCTACTCGTTATGGTTCAATGAAGGTTATATTTGAGCCTAATGAAAAGCCTCAGTTCTTAACAGGACCATCTATCTTGAAAGCTCGTAGGTTATTAAAAGACTTCAGCCCAGACGACTACTTACTATGGGCAGGAGGTGGAGATC